GTTGTGGAGTCATCTTGTCATGGCTTCATACCTTTCTAAGGTAGACCTCCTAGAAGGAGGAGTAACCTTCAAAGGTAATCTTGGAAAAATTCCAAGAGCCTGAGGTAGAGTGTCAAGAGCATCTAATCCGATGAGAATCGAGGACTCCCATCGAGCAAAGATAGTTTGACACAATACAGATTTCACTTTCTCGTCGAAAGTGGTAACAATCTGATTAAGTTCATCAAGAACAAAATCAGATGTTAATGAAGAATGAATCGCAAGATTAATTCTTCTTCTTAGGCCCATAAGGGAACCTAAGACCACCTCTTCAGGTTGATAGAAAGAAAGTGTTCGTTGAATCATCTTTTCCAGGTTATCACCTGGAAGTGAGAAATTCAACCCAATAGGCTCACAAAGGTGAGCAACTTGGTCGAAAACTTTCCTCTGTCTCTGATTGAGAAGAGTGCGGCTCTGACGTCCAAGAAGTCTACAGATATCAAGGAAGTTGTCATTAGACATCTTCCTCCATTTCAGCTGAGGTATTACCCTAGTTGAAGTGATTATCTTACCAGCAAACTCAGAAAGTTTATTGGAAGATATTGATTTTTCTGAAGACCAAGGACATTGCATTCGGTCTAACATGGATATGTACTTATCATAGAGATCTTTCTTTAGGATAACTACATCATCACCTAATACAAAGAACGAGGAATCAAAAACTCCCTTGTTCAAATGTAAAAGGAGAAGACCATGTGTGAGAGTAAAGGTACCAAAGCTTGGGTACAAACCCAAGGGTTGACCCCTTTTCCATTGAAGAATACCAATAGGTGATTCCCAGATACCTGATGAAATCTCTGCAAAGAGATTAACATAAGGATTTTCCTTCCCAAAAATGGCTGTTAATACAACCATTTGAAGAGAAAGAGGAAAAACATCTGTGGCAGAACTTAAATCAATGGAATAACACTCACCACCTTTAAGAAGGTGTGACTGAATTGCAGGAATGGCTTTCATTTGATCGAAAGTACAATCCCATGGTAATTGTGACACAATGTTATAAACTTCAAGACCAAGTGGTCTTAAAGCTTCTTGATGACATCGAAAAGGGGAAGCAACAGAACGAAGCTTCCCACCAGGTTCCTGGATAAAGTGGATTTGTCCACCTAAAACAGGATCAGATTTAGCATAAGGACTCAAACAACTTGAGATCTTATCTAAATATAATCGGTGACCAAGACCCATAAGTAAAGGTGAATAAATCTCCTTATACTTGTGGTATAACATAACTGATCCATCATGGTTGAAGAATTCAAGATCTCTCAAGATTTCTTCATTCTGAGGAACAGATCTACGATGAAACATCGTAGGTGCCCGCTTAGAAGGAGAACCTTCGTAAGCAACCAAAGGACGAACTTCTGATTTACATGATCGCCTTCCAATCACTTTGGTGACAGTTTCTCTAAAAGAACGGAGAAACACATCATCCAGTCTATCATCAGATGAGCAATTGATTCCGTTAAGAAACTTTTCTTTTTGGGAATCGGTAAGGGATGGTAGTATGTAGAAACTATAAGCCATAAAGGCTTGAATAGCTTTTGCAAAACTATCATCATTCTTATCTGACCATCTAAAGATAGAACCGATAACACCAGATATATCCCCATGACGGTTCTTACGAACCCATGTCAAAGGAGGTAATCCGGATTTTCGGCGGATTAAATCGACTTTCAAGGACTTAAGTCTTTTGATTGTCCATTCAACCCCAGAGTGATTTTCCCATTTCACCAATTCAGAAACAAAACGGTTAATGAATGGTGATGGGATGCCAATAACAAAGAGTCGTCGCACAAGCCCATCCTGATGTTGTTGAAAATTCAACACGGGGTGACCTCCTTTCAAGGATGTTGCCCAAAACATCAAATGGGTGACGAACCCACTCTTAGGTCTTAGGAGGCTCCATACTACCATCCACTCAAGGAGGGATGATTCAGGAGGATCTTAATCTTCTCATCTCGATCCTTACCTTTACAATCGTTATACACTCTATCAAGTAAACTTAGTTCATAAAGTGATGTTTTAAGATGCTCAATCTCCCTCAAGAGTAAAGTATTCTCTTGGGAAAGGGAAGAAGTAGATACAAGTTTGAGCTGTTCCATCGAAAGATGGGAAGCAGAAACAAGTTCTAACTCAACCTGATCTCTTAGCTCACCCGAAGGTAAGCTAGGAAGCATCTTCAACATCCTCTCTATGTACCTTAGTACTTCTATAGCCTGATTAACAGATTCTAGAGGTTTGGGAACAAGTGGTAAGTTAAAGTCTCTCATGATCAAATCTCCTTG